ATCCTGAGACTCTCCATATGTTTACCTATTTAAATCTTTTATATCGTAGCTGTGCTCACGTACTTGATCAGCTAGAGTTCTATATAAGTTCTCTGCCATTTGCCACGTAGCTTCTGCTGACGATAGTCTTGTGTTCATTTCTGCAATTTTATCTTGAGCCATAGTTAAATCTCTTTCAAGATTAACAATATGAACTTCTGATTGATTGATAGTGTCTGTTAGATTAACAATATACTTAACGCCCGTAAACGTTCCAAAGAGTACGGATGCTATCACGGGTATCAATACAAAGTTTTTTTTGAATAGTTCCGCTATTGACATGACAAACATTCCTCTCCAGAATTTTTAGGATCACTACACTCACAAGGCTCACAAGGACAAAGACCGTAAGGATCCGAGTGGAAGTCATCCAGGCAATGGCATTCATGACCGCATTTTTTACATTCATTTTTGTTTTTCTTTAAATCCATAAAGACTCATATATTTTGGGGTTGTTTAAGCGCAGTTCTAGTGCGAAGTGTATATTAAAATATACAATATAAGACGGCAATTACTATAATAACTGCTATAGCTGTTGCTTTTTTATGTGCTTTAGCTAGTTCTAAGTAATCTTTTGGTGTTTTTCCATATATTAACATAATAACTCCTATTTTTATTCCCGATAGTATACTCTATATTTTTTTATAATAAACTATTTTATTGAACCCCAATTTTTACCTTTTTTGTAATTTACTTTGTTAGGCACTTTAAGAGGAACTGCATTTTCCATAGTTTCTTTTACTATATCAGCCTGTTTATCATCTTTGATTGATAGACACAACTCATCGTGTATTTGTATTTGTGGTAAAATTCCTTGTTCATAAAGTTCTACCATAGCTTTCTTAGTCATATCTGCTGCACTTCCTTGAATTAATCTATTCAAAGCTTTGTATGTAAAAGCAGGTTTATAATATTTAGTAAAGTCACTCATATAATTATCAGCTATATGGTCTTTATATTTATCTAATAACTCGGCTTTAAAGGCTGTTTTAGCGTCTTCTTCTGATAATATAGGAACAGGTTCATATCTATTACTGGCGTTGTTCCAGGCTCTATCTTTAGTTTCCCACTTATTAAATCTACAAAATCTATCTCCTAATGTAAATAATAATTTATTATCCTCTGCAAATTCTATTAAATCTTGAGATAATTTTTTAACAAATGGAGCTTTCTCATGATAAGTATTAAACAAAGTGTTAGCTTGAGGTTTAGTTAAATTTAATTCACTAGCTAGTTTTATTTTACCCATACCATAAAAGAGTCCAAGGTTAATTGTTTTGGCCATGGTCCGTGATATGTGAGCCATGTCTGCAACAACCTGGTGGAAGTCTACATCAAATCCACTTTTATAAGACTCTTCAATCTTCTCTAAACTTTCCCTTAAATTATTAGGCATCTCAATATCTGGATTCTTATAAGGATATAAAGTTAAAGCATAGTGGACCACGATACGAGGTTCTTGTTGTGAGTAGTCAAATGATCCCCATACACAGCCATCGTCCGGTACAAAAAGCTCTCTCATCTTTTTACCTATAATTCCTCTTGATGGAATCTGTTGTAGGTTAGGATTGGACATTGAGAATCTTCCAGTAACCGTTCCTCCTTGGTCCGATCTAATCTGATTGATGTCTGCATGTATTCTTCCTTCATGAACAAAGCCTAGTAGACCTTCAACAAAAGTATTCTTAGCTTTGTCACACTCTCTTGCTTTTACAATCATTCTTAAGAAACGATTCTTATGTGTTTTTAAATAATCTTTTGGAAGTTTAGGAGTTGTTGATGGAACTAATTCTGTTTTAGGTTCACCCTTCTCATCAAGAATATTTTTACCGTCTTTACCTTTTAATTTTTTCTTACGGTCTTTTGTCTTTTCATAATCTGTAATTTTTTCATGCTCAAGAAGAGCTTTGATAGAAGAAGCGGCCCATATATCTACATCAACATCAGTATGTTTTTTAATAATCTTTAATAAATTATCTCTACGTTTTTCTAAAAGTTTACCAAGTGCCTTAGCTTTTTCGACATCTATTTTAACTCCTTTAAACTTCATGTCAACCAAACAAGGAAATAATTTAGTTTCTAATTCAAATATTTTTCTACAAGTTTTGTATTCTTTACTTCCATCTGGATTAGTTTTTGTGTATAATACCGCGTCCAGATATTTTTTTTCAAATAGTTCCCACAACTTTAAAGTTAAGTTTACATCTTGCTCTGCATAATCTTTTACTAAATGATGAGGTAATTTATGCATATTAGACATGGGATCTTTTATCATTCCATTAGACCACTCTAAAACTTTTTCAGCTAAATCATATTTGTATTTAGTTTCATTTAAATAATCTTTACTTATAGAGTCTAGTGAGTATCTCATTCTAGTTTCATCAATAACTGATGCTGCAATCATAGTATCTAACAATTCTCCTTGAGGCATGTCTCCAGTTGCTGATCTAATCCAACAGATATCGTACATAGCATTATGAAATACCTTACGTATGTTTTTGTTTTGAAAAATCTTTTCATTTAAATAAGTCCAGGTTTCTTTGGTATTTAAATTATCAGTCATGTGGTGAGCAATAGGAAAATACAAAGTCTGGTTCTTAGTAGCGATTGCTATACCTGTAACAAAGCCATCTTTTCTTACTGCACCTAAACCTTTTGTCTTTAGATTAGGATCATAAGTTTCTAAGTCAATTGCAACAGTATCTATATCAGTTAAATCTAGATCTTTTAATTGTGGAACCGTACACATTATTTGTAATCCCTTTCTATTATCATTTCTAAGTAGTGAATAGCTTTCTCTATGTCTTGTAACTTACCTTTCGACTGATGTCTACAGATATATTTAATTGCGTTTCCTTCTGCAAAAAGTAATTTGTTTTTATTAATAAAGTCTGCGGGTTGAATAATCATATCTTTATAATGTGATCCTCCTACTTGTTTTTTATAAGCACTCATTTTTTTTTCCTATTGTAAAGTATTTTCCGGGCATTTTTGCTAATCTCCAATAGTCAAAAATCCCTCTGCTGTATGCAGTGTATTGTAGTCTTAGTGAAGTAAAATAAGGATCTTTATTAACGACAGTTTCGTCAACAATAACATTATCATATGTTAAACCTTTAACAGTATGGATGTTTGCATATTCAACTCTAACTTTTTTATCAAAATCAAAACCGTTATGTAAAACCCTTTTTATATATTTCATTCTTTCTTTATGTTTGTTAACTGGCGCTCTTATAAGATCAAAATCTTTATGACCTTTACAACTAGACTTTAATAATTTTTTATCTATTAAATAATCTACAGTGTAATCTGTTTTAATCCATGTTTTAAGAGTTTCTGCTGTTTTAGATCTATCTCCGATAATCAAATCCTTATTTAAATATTCACAAAAATTTTTTATCAAAGTAAGATCCATTGGAATACCTTTAATAAAATCTGGCCATAATTTGTGAGACCTTAATTCTTTTTTAATTACAAATGGAGGCTTACTTACTGGAGCAAATTCTATACCTTGTGCTATAAGAAAATCTGTACAACGTACATCGCTTGGAGTTCCTCTATAAGTAAATAGAAATGTTTCCTCAGTATTTTTAATTTTATCTAAAAGTTTATCTAAATGTCCTGATGGTTTTAAATCTGGTAAATAATAACCTTTTCCTTTAATAACTTCGCCTTCGTTAGGGCCCTTCTTATACTTTGCTGGAGTCCACACTCTATGAGATTTATAATGATCCCAAACATCCATTATAATTGATTTACAATACGTATTAATAGCTTCACCACATCTATTACCATTTTTTAATTCGTCATAAGGATTTGCAGCTAAGTTGTGAAAATATTTTGCATCTGATCCTGAATACTCAAATAAAGTCTGATCTGCGTCTCCAACTAAATAGTAATGTCCTTCTTTTACGTTTCTTGCCATTTTATCAATAGCTTTTCTTTGGGGTACATTACAATCCTGACATTCGTCTATAATTAACATATCTATATCTGGATCTTTTACATCATCTTCCCACTGTTTAGTTTTTTCATTATAAGTTTGACGTGTAAAATTATTTACCATATCTGAAAAATCACAAAGAGTTTTATCCTTTTTATATTTTTCATAAAGTGGAAGTAACTCTTTAATCAATTTTAAACTGTAAGGTTCAAAAGATTTTTGATCGCATTTAATCCAATACTTATCTAAAGTTTCTCCATGTCCGTCAGCGTCTGATAAGTATTTATAAAATCTATGTTTACGTTTTATGTCATCTTCCCTGTGAAGATTAAAACGACTATCTTTTTTTATTAATTCTTTATGATCGTATAACTTAAACACTTCTTTTTTTAATAATCTACTTTTGCAATAAGTATGGATGGTACATACTCTATATTTCATTGCTTTTTTAGTAATTCCTCGTAATTGTGGAAATGTATAATTCCCTTCTTCATTTTTTAAATTTTTTAAATCAAAAATAGCATCTCTAATTTCATTGGCAGCTATATTAGTGTGAGATAAAATTATAATTTTTTCAGGAGTATATTTTGCTAAAGCTTTCATATAGGTATCCACAATAAATTTGTGCGTTTTACCGGTACCTGGAGGACCTGCAATAAATCTAGGCTCGTTCAGAATTTACCTCCTTAACTTCTTCACTAGTTCCTTCTACCATAAGATCCTCATTTTCAATTTTAGGATTCTTTATTACCCAAGAAACTAAAGATTTTGACATGTAGGTTCCTGTTTTTCTTCTAGCTTTTAATATGTCTTGTATTTTTAATACCAGATCTACTCGTTTATGATTTATTCTTTGTTCTTGTAAATAACTTTCAAATTCATTTAAATTAAATTCTAATTCATCACTTACTTGATTAAAATAAGGGTTTCCATAATTAAATAATTCTGCTTTACTTGTGTATACTTTTTTAAGTTTAATATAATTAATGAAATGTTTTTTAAATACAAAAGATTCATCAGCTTCTTCCACGTAATCTTTTGATTTAGTTCTAGATTCAAATTTCATTTTCATTATTTCCTCAAATTGGGCCGCTTTCATTTTAGGTAGCCAAACTTCCGCTTGAATTATAACCGCATCATAAAATTTTCCCTGGTTCATGAGCGTTGGTCCATCAACTGTAATAGTTTTAGTAAATGCTACGCCTTCTAAATTACCGGATACTCGTATTTTATATCTATCTTGACCATACTCAACAATATCTCCTATTGAATTGTCCGCTATTTGTTTAACTTCAACTAAAGCTTTATCTTGAACGCCTATCCAACTAAATATTGTTGCAACACTTTCAATCCTGCATTCAATTATTTCTGCAAGTTTAGGCATGCCAAATGGTTTTTTAGATTTTCTTGTTGTTGAACCTTTATTTTTTCTATTTTCAGATTCATCGTCATTAGATTCTACTGCAATGTCATAAATAAAATCATTGATTTCAGTATCGTCCCAATCCGTTTGTTTAATTAAAACTCCAGCAATAGCCGTACAATATTCATCTCTTTGGCCTTTAGGTGCATATAAAATTGATAGAGCAGTAGCTAAAGATATTTTTCTTAAAATTTTATTTAAGTCGCCGACATATTCATTAAAGCCTGCGTACTTTTCCCATCTTACATGTTCTCTATGTTTACTATGTAATGATCCTGGAACGATTGTATAACAAGTCTCAGTACTTCTTATTTCGCATAAGCACTGTCCGTGTGCTGCATGTTCAACATATCTTTTAAGGTCATTAGGTAATGAGAATTTTTGTGGAGATAATTTTTCTTTAAACCAGTAATGACTTGTAGGGTTATGTTCTCTACCGGATATAGTGCCACAATTTGTTAAATATTTATGTGCAAAAACTTTTGCGCGCGTGTTATCAAGATCTAAATCAACTACGTTATCTAATCTTAATCCTATTTCTTTATCTAAATGTTTGTTTTTCCATTCTTCTTTCGTTATTTTAAAATCGGCATCACCCCATTTTTTAACTGTAGGCTTGCCTCCCTCACAAGGCACCAGAGTATAGCCGAGATCGTACCAGTCCTCATACGTAAGCGGACCTTTATTTAGGTTTTTAATTTCATTCATAATTTTATGATGGGCGGATCCACTCTCGCTTCGCCGCCCAATTCCTAGGAACTTATAAAACTATTCTATCTGTTTTTGGTTGTTCTTGATTTTCAGGTTTAGCTGCAATCTCACCTGCGCTTACACGCTCTGCAAAATTTTTAGCCATATCATAGATATTTTTATCTGATACCGGACCTACCTGTGACACATCCCAACCATACCATGTTCCTTTGTCATTTGACATTTGAACAGTCTTTAGTTTGTAAATGTGGCTATATGTAGGCGGAGTAAACATACCATTTTTACCTTGTAGTTTAATTCCCATCATCATTGAGTTCCATTTTCTACTAATTTTTAATTGAGTAGCTCTCATAGAAATCAATGCTGTTGTAGGTGAATCCCCTAACATAAGCACAAAATGATTTGCTGTGTTTTCGATATAGTTACCATTAGGTAATCTATCTTTGTAAGATTTATCACGAGTTGTTTTACTCATGATATCACTTTCAGCGTTATGAATTGCAACTGGAGCGCCTGTACTGGCTCCCCTATCTTGCCATTCTACTAACTGTCTTTGATAATGAACAGGGATAATGTCAATACCTTTAGAGCCATCAAAAAATTGACCGCTAACTGTATTATAAATCATACCAGGTTCAGCACCGACTTTATACTTTGCATGTGCCTTATTAACTTCCGGTGATAGTTGTCCTAACACCTTTAGAAAAGGTAATGCAAGGTCTTCTTGCGACATATTTTCTATGCCATGATTTGCATCAGCTTCAAACATATTTGTAGCTAACGCGCCTGCTTCTTCTTTTTTTATTACTTGGTTCATGTTTATTGTTTCCTTTTTATTGTTGTTTTATTTCCAACGAATACGTTGAAAAGCTCGGTAGGCATTTCTTTGCCGTTTTCAATACGCTCCCGAACTAGCGCTTTGAGAGTCATGGGCTCAACCTTCAACTTTTGTGTTGGTTGATACCCACGCTCTGCTGCAAGGTTCGCATAATCAGCGGCCTTGTTATCCTCGTTGCGACCAAAAGATACGGATATCTCGTTTTTGATTATATCTCCTAGTCCATTGTTACGAAGCCAGTTAAACGCAGCATCTCTATTAGCAATAGTAATGTTTGCGCTGTAATTTGGTTTTACATCTACTGAAGAACCATCCATAAGTTTAAGATGAGATAAACCCATCTCAGCCATCATGGTTGGAATAACTTCTCCCGATAGATATTCAAAATCTTTCTTTTTTTGTTTTAGATTTTTTTCTAGTATTTCTACTTCTTGATCTAAAAAATTTAATTTCTCCACTTGATCTGCTAGTGACTGAATGTTTTCAGTCTTACCTAACATTTTTGTTTGGTCTTTCTCAAAGTCTATATTACTCATCTATCTTTCCTCTTTCATATAAGTTAATTTGAATAGGATAATATTGTCTTTCTTGTTTATCCCATTTTAGTAAATTGTATTTACCGTTAGTCATGTCAGAAACTATTGAACAGGCCACACCAATAATTGCAGGATCTCCAGTTAATAATAAATGATCTTCTGTCGTAAAATCTTTTAACATTTTTCTAAGTTTAAAAATTAATGGACCAGGAGAAAATATTATTTGAGAAAGTTCCGGTAATAAAAAAACAAACTCACCATATTTTGATGCGCCCATAATATTTATTTTAGGTCTACCTTCTGCAGTACCAGCAATTGTTTGAATGACATAAACTTTATTTTCTTTCATGCTTGACAATATAGTTATAAATGTTATCTTGTCAAGTAGAAAGAAGAAAAATTATGAACTATAAATTTAAA